TAACTAATGCAACACCTTCTGTGTCAAATAAGCTCATAGCCAAGCGAACCTTTTCGCCTTGACCTGCAACGCCTTCCATTGCGTCTGCGATAGCTCGGAACTGTTCATCTGGTGATAGGTCGTTTAGTGCCTCTGCGCTTAGTCCTAATTCGATTAAGGCATTCTTAGCTGCGCCAGTTCCTGCGGCTGCTTCTGACACGCGCCTAACCATTCGCTGTAGGCCCATATCAAGAACGTTAGTAGCCACGCCTGTGAGTTCTGCCGCGTATCGTAGGCCGCCTAACTGGGCCGTACCAATACCAATCTTGTCAGCCATCTTGCCAAGTGCGTCTGTAGCGTCAAGGGATTTCTTAACTAGAAAACCAAAACCAGCCACACCCAAGGCAATGAGTGCTGTTTGCATTGAAAAGACGGCTTTCTTGATAGCGTTTAAGCCAACAGTAACCGCCCTAAATGATTTCTTTGTCTTATCGACCGCCTTAATGACTATATTTACGTTTTCATTTGCCATTGTTTTTCAACTCCAAGTAAGCGGCCCACAAAATGATTTCATCAGTGGATAAGATCATAATCTCTTCAAGTGTTTTATGAAGGTGTTCTGCCAAAATCATGGCAAAGCGTAGATCATGATCTTGTTTTAGTTTTTTGTTGCTTCGTCCATGTCGGCATCATCACCGCCCATTTCAGATACAACACGACTAATTATCTCTGGGTCAACGCTTCGCATTAACTCAGTTAGGTTAGCCCGTTTAAATAGTTTGGTTCCGTTTTCGTCCATTGCCCTCAAAATAAAGGTCATTGCGACTGCTTCGGCTTGTTTGTTGTCAGAGTGTAGCTTTAATACTTCGCCCTGATCTTTGAAATTCATTGATGGTTTATAATAAATGATAGTTGCTTCACCATTCACAACCCACTCAGGTACTTCAGAACTTTGTAACTTACCGCTCATCCGTTCTCTAAACTGTACTTTTGCTGCTTCTAAAATTGCACTCATAATAATTCCCCGTTATTAAATCCCCCGTTAAAATCCATTGGCAAGCCACGGGGAGAGACGATTCGGTTTTACCCTAGCCAATGAAACTATGCTACACGGTTGCCCATGTAAGTACGCCAGAACCTTGGAAGCTGAAGCTAACCTCAACCATTCCATCAATGCTTGAACTGGTGCTGATTTCTGTTACTAAAGCAGAACCACTCGCATAGGTTGCGCCGCTTGTGTCGGTTGCTGGGTATAAGTTTAATGTAACACTTGCGCCCGCTGTAATAGCAGCTTGGCCCGTGTCAGCTTCATCCCAAAACGCATCACAAGAGCCAGACCAAGTGGTTTGCCCTGCTTTGTAGGTTTTGGCTGAATCACCCAAAGTGGTGTCTTCAATCGTACCTGCTGTTTCTGAAATTGAATAAGAACGCAATTCACCTACTGTGGTGGCGCCGATTTTTACTAGCCCTTCCGAGCCGCTGTGGTTAGCCATGATCGGCCTCCTTGGGTTTTACTTTCTTTGGTTTTGCGGTTGGAGCGAATTTGCTCCATCCACGGTTTAACATGGTTTGAGTTTGTGAGGTATGAACATTCACAGACTCTTTACCTTTATACATTTTCATTAGGTTGCCCCTTTGTTGTACACATAGCTAACCACTACATCCATAGTGATTCCACCAATTGGTTCAAGCGCCCCTTCATCTGTACCTACGCTAGTAACCTGAGTATTTAATGCACTACCGCCTCTATTACGGTCTGCATCTAACGCTTCTTCTATAGCTTCGATCATCTCATTGCGCAAGGCATCTAAACCAGAACCTTTAACAAAACCAATAATACGATAAGTAATAGAACCCATACGCCTGATTGATACACCTGCTGATATATCTTCGCGGGTTTCTTCGCCTGACTGAACCCAAGCTGCTGGGAACTGCGCATTAGATAAACGCTCATAATCGAAAGGGTCGCGTGTAACCTTCTTTAGAGTGATGGGGGCATTCATACTCGTTAACGCTGCAACGATGTTGGCTGCTATATCTTCCCTTATACTCATTTGAATAGTTCCCGCTTAAATATTCGCATTATGTCTCGCTGCTCATCGGGTTTAATGCCCATGAATGGTCTAGTGCGCTGGTTAGCTTGAGCTTTCTTTCTCTCAGCTTGGCTTCTAAACGATATCAAAGCATAATTACTTGTTGCCTTAACTAGGTTTAAATCACCTAACATTCTGCCAGAGAAAAACAAATTAACTTTAGGAAATGCACCTTTGCGCTTAACCTTAATATCAAAGTAATCCTTTGAATAAGCTTTAAAACTACCAATTAAACCCTTACCATCCGCTGTACGAGTCTTAATGGCTCGAACCTGAACCAAAGCAGCTTTAGACAATGCCCGTTTCTTATCTTGCGGGGTTGCCTGAGCTTTCTTAATCGCGGATAAAACGCCACGCATATCAATGGTGGTCTTTATTTGCATTAACGCTGCAACCGACCAAAATACACTGGTGCTTTTTCGTTTAAGCTGATAACTGAATCTTCATCAGCATCGTATTCAACACCATCTAAGAATATGTCCTGAATTTCATCTTCATATAAGCCTTTATAAAAAGCTAACATGGCCGAAAAACGATCTTCGGTTGCCCACGTTGCCAACTGTGGCAAGGCGTACTTCCATAGAACCAAATAAGCGGCTGCTTTAGTGAATTGAGATTCAGTGATAAGGGACATATCAGGGTCGCCCGATATTCCCTTATTGGGCCACCATTCGCGTCTCAACCTACGTTCAATATCAGCCTTAGCTTTAGGGTGTTCTGAAGAAAAAGACAGAATACCCAAGCTCAGTATATCGGGCTGGATTTCGGTTAAATCGGTATCAACGCTCATGGCCATGATTACTACTCCTTAAAGAGCAGCATCAAAGGTTAGGCTTTGGCCGTATTTATCAACCAATTCGCCAACACCATAACATGCAGTAGCGTTAAGCTCCCATCCACGTACTGAGGCGTCACGTTGAGGCTCGATATTGATATCCCACTTAATGGCTAGGCCAAGAGCTTGAGGAGTAAACAATGCACCGATTGCATCACCAGAACCATCAATAACAATATTTGCAGATTCGTAGATGTTAACGCCAGCGATAGTCCCGACGTAACCACTGCGCATTGCTTCGTTCTGCATGTCGCCGCCATTCGGGTTAGCGAAAGCGTTAGTTAGGTTAGATTTAAGCTGATATGCCTGATAAGGATGGATAACAGCGGATGGAGTACCGCCCGCGTTATTAGCACGTAATACAGCGGCTGCTTTGAAAATATCAGCAACTGTGATTTCTTGTGCTGCTGTGCCTTGGCCTGCTGAAAATCCAGCAAACAAACCAATCAAATCTTGGTCCATTTTCTTGGCTACTGATTCGCCTAAGATACGACCTAAATCACCAGCGACATCACCCATAGCAGAATTAGCAGCCATATCAGTTAGCAAGGCTTGTACGCCAGCTTCTGAAACGGTGATTGTTTTGCTAGTAGTAGAGATTGCAGTAGAAGACATATCAGTACCTTCAGTCAAAGCGGCTGCTGCTGCTTCGGCATATACAGGTACTTGAACAACTTTTCCAGACTCGCCAGAAATGTCGTAGGTAGTAACTAAGTTACGAACAAGTGAAGTTTCTTGAGAAACGAAGATCGCTTCTTTAATGATATTACTAAACAGATCGTCTAGTGTAGTAGTAGTTGATGCTGCCATTTTGGGCCACCTTACAATAATTTTATTTATGCAAAGTGACCATTATGGATACACCTTGCCTTAATTGGGTTTGATATAGCCTCCAGTCACACGACCTCGACCAATCTTGCTACGATAATCGGAATATTCCGCAGCATTCATTTCACCCACTGATTTAGGCTTCAGTGTATTGCCACCTACGTTTCCTGCGCTGCCTGCTCCACCTTGTGAGGCTTTGACAAAATGCGGGTTAGTAGTAAGGAACTCATTAACCAATGAAGATACAGTTAATGGCGAACCATCATCACTATACCGAATCGCTCCAGTATCGTCAAGCACCTCCGCTTTACCTTCTTCTGAGAGACGTATGTTGTTTCTGAGCAAGCTAGACACTTGTGAAGGCTGAACGGCTTGCAGAGAGCTTGCTGCACGCAACAGCTCGCCATCTACAGCAGTAGTTGTAACTTGACCACGTAAACGCTTAATTTCAGCATCTTTTGTATCAGCCATCTTCTTCATAGCTGCATCAAAATCACCTGCTTGCTTTTGTCGTTCAAGCTCGCTGGCCTCCTGATCTTGCTGCCACTTTCCATAGGCTTCAAGGTCAACACCCTCGTATTTCTTGTCATACTTCTTGCGTTCACGACCCAAACGCTCTGCAACAATCTTGTCAACATCCGCTTGGCTAAGTCCTGCTTCTACTACTGCTTCTGCTGTTATTTCTTCGGTCATAATATTCCCCGTCACTTATTAACATAAAATTATCTGATGGCACGATGGTTACATCAGTTATTAATCGACTACTGCCACCCAACTATGCCTGCAATTATAGCCACCCCTGACAATGAATGGGTCGCCTGCTGCTTTGCCCTGCCAATCATTGGTCGCCCACTCATCTCTAATTTCTTGAGTGGTCATTATTTTACCAGCATGTTTTCTGCACCAATCACGCGTATCCAATATGCTGTCGCCATAATATTCCCACTTATCAATGCCTAACTCATTACCTATACTCACATTAGCTGAAGCACTAAACTGCATTAGCGAGTCATGTGCGTATGATGTAGCGTAACGCCTTAGATTGTTACCAACCTTATCACGGGCATAGATAGTATGGAGCTTATCTATAGCCTTATCAACGGCTGCTTTCTTGGTTACGTCATTTCTAAATTCTTCAACAAAAGCCACCAATGTTTGTGCTTCATCATCGTTTGATTTGATGTAAACGCCGTTAATAGCATGGCGTATAGATTTAATGCTCTCGTTGATTGAACGTCCTGTAAGAGTGCTTTGATAGACTTCACGGGCCATAACTTCTAAGTGAGTGCTTGCTACATCCTCGAATCCACTAAAGGCTAACTGCTTTAGCTGATTGATTGCATCTAACTGGGTGGTTGGTAACACACCATCTTCCAATACATCCTGATACAATCCAATTAATGTTGCCGTTGCTTGGTCGTAACTTCGGACAACCTCGTCCGCTGTGGTTAAGAATGAATCAATAATAGACTGTTGTAGTTCTTGCCTAGCAAATACAGCGGCTTTAATATCGTATAGCTTACCGTTTTTAGCAGGTAGGTTAACGATAATCTCAGCAGCCTTTTCTTCAAGGTCAAACAAAGCATTGCTGATCAACTCATCATGTAACGCTTCTAGCCTGTCTATATTCTGGCTATGCTGGGCTGGCGTCATTACACAACAGCCGCATCAGTTACAAACTGACCTAACTGCTTACTGTTTGACTCTATCTCTTTAGTAGCCATCACCAAATCTTCATCAGCCAACACAAGCTCGCATATTGCCTTATCAACGCCATTGATGAACGTCTTACTTGATACTCCGCTAGCCCTAGCTTGTTGTAAGAAAGTCAACTCAGTTGCATAGTCGCGCAAGTCAAAGCTATTTGGATAGTCAATTTCAATGTCATTAACCACCTGCTGCCACATACAGAATAAATCCCATATCTGCTCTTCTGCTAACTCAAGCAAATCAGCTTTCTCAGATAGCTTGGCATTAAGTAGCTGAAACTCACTTTGCAAAGCGACACCAGACATAGTCAGTGCTTCACTACCACGCACAGCGCCCATGTGAGACATTCGATTAATGGCTTGCGTCTTCTCTTTGATTGATTCCATGATGGCTTGTAAGTTTGCGCCTGTTGGTTGCAATAAATACGGCTTCATCAGCTCATCATCTTCTACTGTAATGATACCGCCTGCTCCTGCACTAGCATCTGTTGACACTGATTTAACAAGGCTGGGGTGATTACTGATTCTGATAATCTGTTCAATCTCGGATAATTCGTTGTATATCGCTTTCTGCATATTAGCCACATCGCCAATACTAGATACGCCAATACCTTTAACGGGTGATCGTTGACCGTACAAAGCAACCGCTGGAACAGCGCCAAGAGGGTTCTCAATGCTTTGCAACATCTCCACTTTATCGCCATCAGTCTTATAAGTTACGATTTGCATAGGTGTCCATTCACGGATAATGGTCACATCTTTATTCTGCATCTCACGCACTTTAAAGTAGGTCAACACATAACGACCACTGGGCGCTCGCTCATAAGTCCAGTCAAGCACGTTTTCTGGTGTGATCAAAGTTAAGTAGGGACGTATTTCTTGGTCTAACTCTTCTGCTCGTGTTTTGGCATTTGATTCTGGCTTATCCACTATCATCCAGCAATGACCATAAACATCAGACCATGTTTGAGCATCACGCATAAACGCATTAAAAGACCGACCATCCAAGTCAGCATCTTCAAGCATTGCTTTCGCGGCAACATCATTATTCAAATTGCCTAGATTTCGTGTTGGAGGTATTCGCCAAACAAATGAGCTATAGATACTCACCACGTTTTTACAATGGTTATCTAGTGGGGTGATGCTAACTCGCTTATCATATTCTTTAACATCTTCTTGAATATACTTCAGCAGATAGCCACCATCCTGATAATCTTTACCACCAAGAAACGAGCGCAAATGGAACTCCCAGTTGTCTTGGTTTTCTTGATAGGTTTCATGGGTGCTTACCAGTTCTTCATGCTTCATTTACGTCCACCTTTGGGGCTGAGTTATCACTCTATCAAATTTAATTGGGAATTGACGCACAACAAAATACCCCGTTGCGTCATTCATGTGGTCAAAGCCACCTGTTTTATCTGGCTCGCCATTCTTGTCGTATGCCTGTTGCTCTAACCCAAGAGCGATGTTCGGGCACTTATCAACATTAACATAGTATATCCTATTTCCTTGTGGGTCGCATAATGCTCTATTAAAAGCCGCTACCCTATCTCTAACCCTGCCATTTTTTCTTGGGGCGTTAACTGTAAAGCCTGCGTTTTTAAGCATCTTTATATCGCTATTAGCTGCATTAGTTGAGCTGGACGCACCACCACTGGCATCAGGGTAAACAATAACTGTATTCATCGGGTACCGCTCCCTAATGGAATTTATTATCGCTGGGGTATCTGCTCCACCAATGAACTCATCTACAGCGATTGCTTTGCCGTTTCGCATAACATGAACAGCAGCAGCCATATTGTTTACGTTAAAGTCCATGCCAATGTGAAGGGGCTCATTTGGCCTAGCTTCAATATCACTGTTAGATAATTGCCTGTCCCAGTTAGTGTAAACGCTACCTGCTGTCAGGTTTACAAACTCGCCTTCTAAATAAGCTTCTAACAGGTTAGTGGGATAGGTCTCACGCAACGCGTCAACATATCCATCAGGCAGGTGAGGGTTAGAGTAGGTGGGAGCTTTAATGAGTTCGTATGATTCACTAGGGTCTTTGGCCCACTTCTCATATACGAATCTAAAGCCTTCTGGTGTCGTGCCTACTGCTACTGTGTTAATGCCTGTGTCTTTCTTTTGACGGTTACGGGCTATTATCTTATTCCAAGCATCACGAGCTTTAGCTGTGGGTAGCGTGTCTAGTTCGTCCACCATTGAATCGCCAACCTCATAGCCCACGATAGCGTCTGGGTTATCCATTGTACGAAAGATGATCAGCTTACCGTTCACTTTAATAGTATGTTCAGAGCGGTTTAATTTATAGCTAACACCTAGACCATCTAACACTTCAATAAAACGAGGGTAGGCAATAGTTCGCACCAATGGGTAATTAGGCAAGTAATAAGCAATATCTTTACCTTCGCCAAATATAAGTTTAATAGTTCGCAATACTAACCCATGCGTTTTACCAGCACCAAAACCTGCAACCATAGCAGGAAATCTTGCTGTACTATTAACTAGAGCTGCTTGTGGCTTAGTTGCCTTAGCTCTAATCCTCATCCGCTACCACTTCAAAAGCGGTGATGTTGTGATCAAGTGCTATCTCAGACTTATCAGTTTGGCCTAACCAGTTTTTACCTAGCCAGACGAGCATGGTTGGATTGCCATCCATAGCAATTGAATATTGCTTTCTTCTAAGGCTTGATTTACCTGAACTTCTCTTTTGTGCAAAATACTCCTCAAAAAGAACGCCCTTTTCACGCTCACACGCTCTTACTAAAGTATTATAACTAAACCCTAATACATCGGCTATTTCTTGTCCTGTGCATTGAATAGCGCACATAGCATCCACACGTTTCCAATCAATTGAAATAGTTGTGCCTTTTGGTCTGTGCGGTGGTTTTTTGTCTGTCATGTTTTTATCCTGTGAATTCAAAACTAGCGGTCAATCTAGCGTCAGAAGTTGTGCCAGCTAAAGCTCCCGTTTTAGCAGTGTTTTTTAGTCTGCTTGGTTTTCTTGTCATCACCCAATTTTTTGATTGAGTTAGTCCGTGAATAAAAGATGGTGAGCTACTTACTAATCTTACTCTGTATTTTTGGTCTGTATACATTTTGCTTATTTCAGCCATCACTCTACCACCCACTCCAACTCCTTGATAATCAGGTTTTACTACTATTCTATGTATTCGCTTTACGTTTTTTACTTTTGGGTGAGGGAAATGAAGCACACTACACCATGCAACAGGGTAGCCGTCTATTTCAGCTATGTATTTATGTGCTGCATTATTGTGAGATGCACTCAAATAGTGAAACTCTTTAAATAAAGACCATTCACTTGATTTTGCTTTGCGAATATTGACTTGTATTTCAGGTCGCCGAAGTGACCTCCGATAGAATGTGTGATTGTTTACATCATACACCCAATCTGGTTCAAGCCATTCTTCAATATCATAATGACAAGAAATTGCTATAAATTGTTTATTTTCTTTTCTAATAAACTTTTGTATAGCAGCACTACCTATCTTTGCAACTTGTCTATCCACCACTGAAGTAAATTCATCATAAAGAACTGGTTTATCAGATTCTAAAATTATACGAGCCAATTCAGCTCTCATTTTTTGGCCGTTAGATAACACTCCAAATGGTTTCAACCAATCAGGTGGTGAAGAAAAGCCGACTTTGCTTAATGCTTCTGTTATTTGTTTGGGAGTAAATTTAACATGAAAATCATCTACCACTGAATTGTTTGACCATTCAAAACCTTCAAATAATTCAAAGCCTTTAAAAACTTCCCTTGCTATGGTTGTTTTGCCAGTTCCTGAAGCACCTACAATCAAACCCACATTCCAATCATCATCATCTATTGGGATATCTACATCAAACTCTTTTCTAACCACATCTAAATCATAATCAAACATTCCTTTGATTTTATCAACTCTAAAAGATTTAGATATTTTTGATTCTACTACAAACTTTGAACTTGGCATTTATAACCTTTTTCTTGTAATTCATTGTAGATTGCTTCTTGGTTTTGTTCGCTGTCACATTCAACTATGATGTTAAATTTTTCAAAGTAGGTTTCTTCTTTTAGCTGAATTTCTTCTTCTGCTAACGGGTCAAAGATGTTTGCTAATTCTCGTTCATCAAAACCCAATAATTCCAAATCAAAATTAAGCATATCTAATTTTTCAAGTTCGATTTTAAGCAATTCTTCATCCCACGCACTATTCAAGGCCAACTTGTTATCAGCTATTACATAAGCTTTACGCTGGGCTTCACTCAACCCGCCTAGAACAATCGTTGGCACTTCTTCCATGCCTAACTTACTAGCCGCCATTAAACGCCCGTGGCCTGCAATTATACCGTCCTGCTCGTCAATTAAGATAGGGTTAGTAAAACCAAACTCTTTTATGCTGGATGCTACTTGTGTTACTTGTTCATCTGAGTGAGTACGTGAATTATTTACGTATGGAATAATATCATTTACTTTTTTGTATTCAATTTGCAGCATTTCTAACTCCCCGTTAACTTATAAGTTAATTATACCACGTTTAAGCTAATACCCAACCAGCCATGAATGCAGCCATAAGTAATACCGAAAGCCTAACAAATTTAATTACTTTTTGATTGCCAATAATAGCATCTGTAAATTTACCATTAGCAATTTTAAACCTTTCTGACATTTTTTTATTAGCAATTTCATCATCATCACTATACTTTTGCCATTCACTCACAACTTTTTCGCACTCATCGAATAAACGCGATATCTTTTTTTCGCTAGCCCACATGTTAACCACCCATTATTTTTAAATATTCAGCCAGTGTAATACCCAGTTCTTTAGCTTCCTTCATATCAGAAGC